ACAATGTTCGCGTTCACGATATTGCTCACAACGTCCGTTGTCCCGACCATGTTCCCAATCGCGTAGGGTGTCAGCGTGCCGGTGATGGCGAAGCTGGTCAACCCAATCGCCCCGGCCTTGGCACCTAGCAGTGGTGTGTTGGTCGATATCGTGAACGAGGTGGAGCCGATGCCGTTCAGTGATGCGGTCAGTAGCAGCGGAAGCGCCGAGATGGTGAACGACGCCGTGCCCGCGCCGCTGGAGATTAGTTGGCCCGCTGCATTGGCGACCGTGAAGGTTATGGACGTGCTGCCGGTGCCGGGGAGACCCAGACCACCTACGGCAGCAGTCGCAATGTTTATCCCTGTGAACGCGGCCAAGCCGCCCGACTTCACCGCCAAGATGTACGCCCTGCCGCCATAGCCCGAAGGTACTGCGCCGGTCACTTGGTTGTATGTGCCGGACACAAACCGGTTTAGCCGAGCACCCTGCACCCCACCGTAAGCCATCGCCCCAGACGTGACCAGCAGCCCAGACACTTTCGTGCCGGGGGATGCGTGGGATCGTTGCCCGTTGGGGTACAGCACGGGTTAGCCCCAGACGGTTTCGTTCGCGCCTGAGAATGTCGTGCTGGCTGCAAGTGCCGCGCCTGTGCCGATGATGAACCCGAGGCACGCGCCGTCTTTGATTTGCGGGGCGCTGGGTAGCTGGTTCCAGAAATCCTTCTCCGTCATCAGCGCGGCGATGGATAGGGGAATCTGGGCCAGCGGCCTCGCCAGCACCAGTGCCGCGGTGCCTGCCAGCGATGCTGCGGAGAGCGTCACAGTCTGCACAGACTTCACGCCCACGTCACCCGACGCCATTGGCAAGAAAGGGCCGTAGTTGTTGGCCGCAGTGCCTGAGTGAACGATGTGCGGGACGATGGCCGATGGAGTGCATGCCACAGTCACAGGCAAGGCGCGACCAGCCACGCTTGCGCTGTTGGTGTAGCTCACTGCCAAGTTGTGCGCGGTTGCGCCTGTGGTCGCGCGTGCAGCCAAGAACAGGCGGCATCCTGCGCCATCCGTGTATCGGTGCGCAGGAGTTCCCAGCAATGTCTGCGCGGTTGCCACGTTCATGTTGATACCGGGCCAGTATCCCTGAATGTCCACCAGTTGCAGCACAGATGGCACACCGGTTGCGGCAGTCGTCCATGCGGCCATTGTGGATAGGTGCTTGATGAGCGCCGTGACGTTGCCGCCGTGCGGAATGCCGAAGCGGGTTGTGCCGTCACCAGCAGAGTCTGTGCAGGTAACCCATGTCAGCGCAGTGCCGGGGTATGTGGTAGCGGGCGGGTAGCCGCCAAGGGACAGCATCTCGTACCAGCGGCCAGCGGTGTATGCTGCGCCGCCCGTGATTTTGTTCCAGTCGGTGCGCTCGGTCTGGCCTGCGGAGAAAGCTGCGTAGAGTTGGTCGATGCTAGAGATTGCCATGATTAGCCCCAAATGAAATCGGCAGCGCCGAAGAATGTGTCGTTGCGTCCGCCACCGTTGCAGCGGTAGAAGAACGAGAGGTGTGCGCCGTTTTTGATGGTCGGCATCCGCCAGCCGTCTTTGAGCGCGAAGTCCACCTCGATGGCAGACTTGATGCCGGATGTGTCCGCTTGCAACAGCGCATCGTGGTAGTGTTGGAACTGCGCCAAAGGCTTAACCAGATAGATGCAGTGCAGTCCACCGGGCGGCGTGATGTAGGTCAGGCGGTTGACCCGCTTCACACCAGTCACACCGGGGTTAAAGTTGATCGCCAGATTGCCGGTCGTCGTCAGGGTGCTGTCGACCACACCGCTACAAACGCAGTTGATGCCCCCCGCGGGCACGCCGATGGTCACAGACTGGTCAACGTCATCGCTGTCGGTGTACTCCAGCGTCATGGTGCCATTCTGCACCACAGGGGAAACGTGGTTCACCATGACCATGATCAAGCCCTTGCCGTCCTCGTATCGTGGTAGCGCCAAAGTGTTATCAAACTCCTGCGTGTCAGTGCTGTCGCCGTCGATCAGCGGGTAGTACCCCACCAAGTCGTACAGCACAAAGTCCACGGTAGCCTGTGATGCGTTGCTGGCCTTGGGCGTGATGAACAGCTTGTGCAGCTTGCGCTCCATGCCTGCCGGAATGTCAGGAAAGTACAGCGCATCGTTGCGCACCGCGGTCACTGGCGTGAACGATCCCGCCACTCCAATCCGGGCATCGTATGCCGGTTGCCCAGCTTGGAATGCCCAGTCCTGCCAGCGGGTGTCGTTGGCCTGCCCAGCGCCCGTTTTGATGAAGCGCTGCGAGTGAAACCGCCCAGCATCGTAGGCGGCAAGCACATCGGTGTGGCTGGCAATCATTCTTCGATGTCCGGTATCAACTCAACTGCGCCATCTGGATGTGCTTCGCACGGCTCCGCCGCCCCCGCTTCGTTGACAACCAAAAGCTGCAAGCAGTGCGCGCAGCGGTAGACCATTAGTCCGCCGCCACTGATAGCGCTGCAATGGCAAACTGTGGCTGGATGCCCGAACTCACATTCAGCGTGGCCGACAACGCACCAGAAATCATCATGGCAACAGCACCCGATGCAGTGTCCACCACGGCAAAGTAGGTCAGTGCGTTGGTGCCTGCGGTACACGCGCCGAACTGGATCAGGTTGGTGTTGGTAAACGGCGAGGCCGTGCCGGTCCAACTTGATGCCTTGGTTAGCGCCACGCGCGCATAGCCTGTGTAGTTAGCCTCTGCCGCAAGGGATGCCGCTTCCCCGGGGTCTGCCGTGAACAGCGCAAGGTACTGGGTAGCGCCCGCACGGTAAGAGGGGTCAGTGCCGCGCAGAAAGCAATCAAGCGCAGCGGTTTCAGTGGTGTTTGAGAGAGACATAAAAACTCCTAGTCGATCACAAATACCCCGTCAGCCGCGGTGGCCTCGGGGAAGATTACCTCAAACGGGCCGTTCGTGGAGGAAGTTTTCTGGGCCAGCGCCACAACGCCCACGGCGCGGTTGCCCTTGGACGCGTTGTAGACCAGCCCGGCCACTACATCCTTGAGTGTGGCGCGCTCCCAGCGCACGTCGTCAAACGTGAGCACTGCGGCCTCGCCGTCCTCAACAACCTCGAAGCCCTTGAGCAGTGTGCCGCCCGCCTTGTACCCGGGGCCGGTATTCTCGCCCTTGGGCGTGTACGTTTGCACGTAGCACGTCAGGTCGGCCGACTCGGTGTACAGCGCGATCATGTACCGGTCATCCTCGTGGTGCACCCCGCGCATGATGTCGGCTTTGTACCCGACACAGAAGCAGGGGCGGATCATGCTCCACCTCCGCCGGTCTGTCGGTTGCTCACGACGTTGGACTCCTTACCGCCCATGCGGTTGCCGTCCGGTGCCGTGGGGTTGCCTTGGGCCTCGCCTTGGCGTACCACAACTTCCTGTGGCGCCTGACCAGCTTGAGCCGCCATGGCCTCCTGCTGGCGCTTGACTTCCGCTTGGATGTCGAGTTGCTCGTCGGATGGCACGATGTCGTCCACCGGCATCGCCAGACCCTTGGCCACTTCGCGCAGGATGGCCGCGCGGCCCGGGATTCCGACGATCTCTGCGTCGATTGGGTTGGCAGTCGCTTGCAGGAACTCGACACGGCGCACGTTGAGTTGGTCGCGGTTGGCCAGCGTGACAGCGCCACGAGGAATAATCTCGCAATCGCCCTTGATGTCTTCGCGGTCCACGTACTGCATGTTCCAGTTGTACTGGGCGGTGACGGTGGGGCCGATGACCTCAAAGTCGGTGTGCATCACGACTTGGCGAATACCCTTACCGGCGGAACCCATGAGCATGGACAAGCCCGAAGCGGTGCGGCCTGCGCCACCCACTTGGCCGTCGCCGTACACGTAGGCTGGAACGCCAGACTGCTCGTCGGCCATGCGCGCGAAGTTCTGGTACACCGTCATGAGCGGGCCACTGCGGTCGTCGGGCTGGTTGAACCGGATGGCTGGCTGCCCAGAACCCATGGGGTCACTGAGCGTCTGCCAGATTTTCCACGGGTACATGCTGCTGACCTTGGCGCCCTGTGGCAGCCGGTCGGTCGTGACCTCCACCTGCGGGCCGGAGGCGATACCCATGTTGTTGGCCAGTGCGCGTGCGGACGCGTTGCACATGCCCTGCACGTCTTCGATCAATTCCGGGATGCCGGAGCCCCAGAACGAGCCGGGGCGCTTCACGAAGCTGGTGCACCGATAGGGCTTGTCACCCAATGGGTCGTAGTTCAGCGTGGCCTTGATGACCCAGCGGCCTACCAGCCACACGTTCGCGTCATACATCTTGGCCGTGTCGGGCACCTCGGTGTCGTCCAAGCCCCACTCGCGCAGCAGCTTGCCGCTCACACGGCCCCAGAACTCCAGCGCGTCGTACTTGTTGGAGTCGCTGCGCCAGATGTTGTGTTTGTTTTCCAAGTCGCTTTTGACGTACTCGGCGGACCACAACCACTCGGAGTTGCTGCCCTCGTCCAGCACCGCGCGCACGGCGGCTTCGTCGTACCCCGGGATTCCGATCAGGTCGGACAGGTCGGCGTCGGACAGCTTGTGGTGCTCGATGGTGTACCCGTCTTGCAGGCGGGTGATGCCCGGCTCGACGTAGAACCGGAACGGGTCAACGCGGGCGTATGTGGGGGCCAGCTTCTCGGCTACCTCTGGGGCAAACGAGCCGTCGGGCTGCTTGGTCCAGTCCAGCGTACGCACCCGGCGCACGGTAGGGCCTTTGAGAATGGCCAGCGGGTAGGTAGTCAGGTCCGACAGGAAGGCGTCGAAAGCGTCAACCATGCCACCTTCGATAAACTGGTCGGTGATGAACCGCTGGTGGCGCTCGGCCCGGTCAGACGCGTCCTTGATGACACTCTGGCGCGCGTCGTCCTTGGCCTGCTCTTCCATCTGCTTTATGACCATCTGGTCGATGGGCATTCCGCTCTGGATGATGCCGATCACCTTCTGGGCGATGGCGGCCGTGACGGTCTGGACGAAGTCCGGCGGCATCTCTGGGTCCGGCGTGGGCTTGATGGCGAAGGGCACCATGCCCTCGTCCAGCAGAATGTCCCGCAGCCATGACTCCGCGCCGCGGCACTTGGTCTCGGTGATCATCATGAAAATCTCGGAGCCACCGGCTTCCTTGATCTGGCTCAACTTCTCAGGCTCGTACTCACCCTTGCGCTGGCGCAGGGCTTTGAGCATCCCGCGCTCGATGGGTTGTTTGGCGTCGCGCGCCGATTCCCAGCACTTGCGGACGTGGGAGGCGAGGGACAAAATGTACGGGGTTGACTGGCGATCTTGCGCGGCGCGCTGTGCAGCGCGTTCGGCGTCCTGCGCGTCCAGCGTCCCGTTGGATGTGAAATTGACAAGACCGGCCATGTCGGACGGCTCAGTAAAGGGCGACGATCAGCGTGGCAGTCGCAGCAGTGACGCTGTAGCACTGCACCGGTAGCAGGGTGTGATTCCCGACATCAAAGGTCACTGTGCTGGGGTCTTCGCGGGAGCACTGCACGGTCACAGTGCCGAGGCCCCCAACCCAGAGCGCCCGGGCTACGCCGTTGGTGCAGGGAGTACCGGGGGTGACAGCGCGTGCGGTAGTTGCGGGAGGGACGAGCATGGGGGACTCCAGTGTAATTACCGCGCCATTCTACTACCAGCGCAGCCACATGTCACTACGTCCACGCGCCGATATTGACTCTCTCGACTTCCCGGACGGTATTGCCCATGTACGCCCCGGACTGCTGGCCGTCCGCATGAAGCGCTAGATACTGGAGTGCGTCGGCGATGTGCGAGGCCATGTTTTTCTCCGGCTCATCGTCCATTTCTCCGGTTTTCTTGGCCTTGTACCGGTATTTCCCCCGCAGCGCCCCGATGGTATGCAGGCACTTGTTATCCACAAGGAATCCCGCCCCACCGTCGATCTGCCGGTTGAGGAACTGGTCCACGGCGCCGATGCGGGCGATGAGAGAGTTGGTATGGGCCGGGATGGCCTTAAACCCCTCGGCTTTCAAGATGTCGTACACCGTCTTCTCGTCGGTCTGTACCCTGCTGCGCCCCGCTGGGTCGCCGATGACGAGTATGGGCGCCCCGGGAAAGTTCTGTGCCAGCATGGGCTTGAGCATCGTCCGGATAAACCGTAGCACCCCCATGCCGTCGGAGGTGGCCTCGCCCATGACCAGCAGCCTGCCCTGCATGTCCAACTGCCCGATGACCGCGCTGGGGTTCAGTCCGAAGTCCATGCCGATGAGCACCGGCCGGACCCCGTTCAGTATGGGTCGCAGGGTGTTCTGGGCAATGTGGAAGTCCGAGTCGAACGATTTCCAGACCGGCTGCCCGGACAGGCTCTTGCCGAACTTCGCGTGGATGTAAATATCTATGTATTCCTCGGATTTCCCAGTTGCGAGCGTTTCATAGTACCCTGAAGGAAGCAGGTGGAGCCAGTCTGCCTCTGGGGAGGTGCCGGAGGGCTGTATGGTCACGTGTGTGTTCGATGGGGGATTCGTCAACAGGCCCTCGAAGTACGTGTCCATATCCGGCGGATTCGAGGCCCCCCACAAACGGGAGTTCGGCATGCCGTCGTCCATGACGCAGCCCATGCGGGGATTACCCTTGTCATCTTTCCCCCATTCAGGCTTGTGTGGCACCATCATGCCGTCGGGGTATCGGCCCAGCCGGGCTTGCAAGGCTTCAAAGATGTCTTTGTTTAGCTCCCGGAACTCGTCAATGATGGCAAAACTGGCTTGTAGCGACAGCAACCGCCGCACGTCTTGGGCATCGTCAAGACCGCGGAACAGCACATCACACCGGATATCGCCAACAGAAAGCTCAAAGCGCATTTCTGATTTGAAGTACGTTCCTGCTTCGCCGTCCGGAAACCATTTCAAGAAGTCCGGAATGCTCGTGTCACGAAGTTGTTCACGTGTGTTGCGTACGAAAATGCACCGCGAGCGGCGAAAGCCATCCTTGGCCCGGGCCATGTGCCCAGCGTGGTAAAGCAGCTTCACGATCGCGGAAGTTGTCTTTGAGCTGCCTACTGGTCCACAGATGAACGAGATGAACTTTTCCGAGGTAAAGAACGCCTCCGTAGACGCGACGGGGGTGAAGATCAGGCTCATGGGGTGAGCCTCCCAAACTCAATTTCAAAGGCCTCCGCGTTGTGGTGCAGGGCCGTATCGGTGTCAGGTTCAGGAAACTTTGTGAGGCGCGGGAGGGTTTCCGGGGGTGCTTTTTGGACCTTTTCGGGGAGAATTACCCCCTGAAACTTCGGTTTTTCCTCGTTTTCTAGGGTGATTTGGGTGCTTTTCGGGGCACCATTGAGGCTAATTGTGATGCTGTAACCGGGTCCAGAGGCGATGTCCGCGGTGTGTTTCGGGGCTAATTTGCCCCAATCTACGAGGTTTTCGAGCGTTTTTACCCGCATGGCGGCCGGTGTATCGGTGTCTTTTGCCATACGGTAGATGTCGGCAAGAAGGTCTTCGGCCAGCACACGGGCTTTCGCGGAGAAACTGAAGCCATTCTCCGTAAGGTCTGCCTTGAAGTCCTTCAGGTACCGTTGATACTGGGGGTTTTTGGCTATCGCCTCGTACTCCGGCAGCGTCAGGCACTCATGTGAGAGGAAAACAGACAGGGGTTCCCTGGGGCCAAGCGCATTCCGGGCTTCGGACAGGGCAAGCTCGCGCAGGTTTTGGTCGGCGGCAATGGATGGGTGCATGAAATCTACTAAGCCTTCGCAGCTTGTGGAATAGCGGGGAATGTAACACGGATGGGGCTGGCGGGGAATATGAAAACACGTGGTTAAGTAAGAAGTTAGATGTCTAAAGTGAAAAAACGGGGCGGAAAATTTGTGGCTATGTAAAAAGAAGGGAGGGGGTAGATGAAAAAATGGGGCGCGTGAAAAGGCAAAGGGGTAAAGTACTCCACCCCTACTTCTCGGTTTGACGGGTGGGTGGGGGTACTGCCCTACTATCATCTCTCTGCGCCTCCTCCCACCCCAGCCTGCCCACGGCGTAGC